CTGATTATGAAATCTCTCAAGACACCCCTTAGATATCCTGGCGGAAAGTCTCGTGCAGTGACCAAGATGCTGCAGTTTCTTCCCGACCTTTCTAAATATCGTGAGTACAGAGAACCTTTTCTTGGTGGCGGATCTTTTGCAATCTGGATGACTCAGAGGTATCCTGACATGGATATCTGGGTGAATGATTTGTACGAACCTCTGGTAAATTTTTGGCAGCAGGTTCAAGATAATGGTAGGAAAATGCGCGATGAGTTGGTTCAACTTAAATATCGGCACTGTGATCCAGCATCTGCTAAAGTATTGTTCTTAGAGTCTAAGGAGTACCTTAATAATGGAACCAAGAAAACTGAACCCTTTTACCGTGCCGTTAGTTTTTACATTATTAACAAGTGCTCTTTTTCTGGTCTCACTGAGTCCTCATCCTTTAGTGCCCAGGCATCTGATTCAAACTTCTCGATGCGCGGAATAGATAAACTGATGGGTTATCAGGAGATTATCAAAGACTGGAAGATTACCAATCAGTCCTATGAGGATCTAATGACTGATGATAAAGCAGTATTTACTTATCTTGATCCTCCTTACGACATTAAGGATAACCTCTATGGGCGCAAAGGATCAATGCATAAAGGATTTGATCACGATAAGTTTGCTGCTGATTGCGATCATTTTGTTGGTCCAATGATGGTCTCATATAACTCTGCCCAGTTAGTTAAAGATCGCTTTGAGGGATGGAACGCTCAGGAGTATGATCTGACATACACAATGCGTTCAGTGGGTGATTACATGAAAAACCAACAAGACCGTAAAGAACTATTATTGATGAATTATGAAATGTGAAGTTAAACTCTACAAAGCAGGCACCGTTTTTTCTGAAGAGGTGATCGCTGTTGACTATCAAGATGCCCGTAAGGTTGCCCTTGCTCGTAATCCTGGTGCCCAAGTTCTCAGTGTTAATGTTAAAATGAAATGATGGAACTCAAAGACTGGTTGAACTCTATTAACTTTAGTAAGGATGACCTTCTGGAAGAGGATCCTTCTGCCATTAAGAAGTATCCTCCGTTCATTGTGAACAAGTGTCTGTCTGGACACATCGACTCTATCATGTTCGCGAATGAGATGAACAAGAGTCACTTTCTAGACAAGGACATGCAGTATAAGTTTCTGCTTAACAGTCTTCGTAAGAAGCGTAGGTTCTCTCCCTGGTTAAAGAAGGAAAAGATTTCCGACCTAGATGCCATCAAAAAATACTATAGATATAGTGATGAGAAAGCGCAGCAAACTCTTAGGATTCTGACTAAGGAACAGATCGCTTACATCAAAAAGAAAATGGACACGGGTGGCATGAAATGAGAGTTCTAAGTATTGACTTGGACTATATTTGCGAACCAGCGATTAATCATAACAAAATTGATGAGATCCGTGAGGAAAATTATGACCAATGGCCAGTCTTAAAATGGTGGCAGTTGTTTAATGATTTCCCTGGAGAGTTCAGGCATGACATCAATATAGAATATTTTCATTACTGTCTTCGTGTCTATCTTAGGGCACTTAGAAACTGTAGAGAAGTTTATTTTGGTTATGATCATGACAACATTCTTTATGGATTAGAGGGACATACCGATATCGATATTGTTAATATTGATCATCATGATGATGTTTTCTCTGGAGTGTTTCGTATATCAGATGAGGATGAATCTGGAGATATAAACTCTACCTATGAGCGTAAACTTCTTGAGTGTTACGACAGAGTGATGGAGGGTAATTGGTCTCTGTGGTTACATACTAAAGGTAGACTATCATCATATACTTGGATTGGTGATGATAAAAGTGAAAATATAGATCACATTCAGTATGCTGAGAAGCATCTTCCCAATTTCACATACTCCACCATGGAGAGATATGATTGGAAAGATAATTATGAGTTTGATCAGATCTTTATCTGCCTGTCTCCGTCATATATCCCACCATTGCAGTGGCATATGTTCGGAACATTTATGACTATCTACGAAGAGATTACTGGTAAAAAGATTAACAAGAAGGATCTCCACAAAAAATATGAACTCGAATATTATTATCATGGATGTACCGAATACATCACTAAAGGCACTGGTATTGGAGAAGGTCCGTCTGCTCCAAGAATTATTTACTAAATAATAAAAACATTTTGCTTAATTGAGATGAGCGTCGTTGTTGAACCCACGGTGAACTGGTCTGCCGATCAGATGGTAGAAGTTGCACTAAGCGAGCCTGATGATTTCCTGAAGGTGCGAGAAACACTTACGAGGATCGGAGTCGCATCCCGTAAAGAAAAGAAACTGTATCAATCTTGCCACATCCTTCATAAGCAGGGTCGTTACTATATCGTACATTTTAAAGAACTCTTCGCCCTTGATGGCAAGAGAGCAAACCTTACTGTGAACGATGTTCAGCGTCGCAATCGCATTTCTCAACTCCTTGCTGACTGGGGTTTGATCAGGGTCATTAATGCGGATCAGATCTCTGACATCGCCCCTCTGAACCAAATCAAGGTCCTTTCTTACAAGGATAAAGGAGATTGGATTCTTGAGACTAAGTATAATATTGGTAGAAAGAAACCTGAAGGTGAGGAGACCGTATAAATAGTTCGTCGCCATTTCGTGCGCGACTCTATACATACGGAATATACGCTACTCTATGGGGGGTTTACCGACCCCCCTTTTTAATGAAAACTATTATAATTAGTAATGTACGCCGAAAGGGTACACACAATCAAATCTCGCTTTAAAAGGAGAAGTACAGATGACTAACGCATTAGCGCGGTATCATGTTGCGAACATGGAGCAGTTGCTCGATAAGCTGAATCGCAACAGCATTGGTATGGAAGATTATTTCGACCGTATCTTTAATAGGTTGCACGAAACAACTTCTAATTATCCCCCATATAATCTGGTCAATGTCAGTGCAGTAGAATGTAAGCTAGAAGTCGCCCTGGCAGGATTTAAGAAAAAAGAGGTGTTTGTCTACACGCAGGACGGCAAACTCTTTGTGGAAGGTCAGAAGGAGGACAAAGAGACCGATACAGACTACGCCCATAAAGGACTGGCGCAGAGGTCCTTCACGCGGGTCTGGACGCTCTCGGATGACACAGAGGTTAGGGATGTAACCTTTGAAGATGGTCTCCTGACTGTGACGCTAGGGAAGATAGTACCAGAGGCGCACAAGCGTAAGGACTGGTTCTAAATAGCGGGGGGTTGATCACCCCCCTTTTTTGTGGTAAAATGACTTCAGGTAAGTTCCAACTATGTCGATTAAGATTGCAATCCTGAGTGACGGCACTCAGTTGATCTCTGATATCAAAGAGATTCATGACCCAGAGAGTAAACAGTATCAATATCTGTTCAAAAAACCATATCAGGTAACTTATATCCCAGAGATGACCCTGACCGAAGAGGCAGGTGCTCACAACTCTACTCTGAAGAAAGTCGGTCTTCAGACATGGATTGATGTGGTGAAAGATACAGATCATTTGGTTAATCCTGCGACGGTTGTTACCATTGCAGAACCAATTTCCGACCTAAAATCTATGTATGAGGAACTTCTCAATGAACCCAATAGTTAAACTTATCGTCTTTAAGGGTGATTATAAGGTTTTGATTGCAAAAATTCGCGAAGTTGGAGCAGAAATTGGCGAACCAGACTGCGAATTGACTGATCCAGTTGAGTTCATTCATCCCGAAGATACTACGAAGGATTGGAAACAGAGACTTCGTAGATGGCCAGGTAGACATCTGACCGCTCAGAACCAGTGTCGTATCTCTTCCGATGCTATACTGACACTTGTAGATCCAGAGGTGGAACTTCTGGAAGTTTATAATGAATTGATTGCCAAAAACTGAGTTTTTTAATGAAGTTCTATACTAATGTGCAAATGATCGGGGATAATTTCCTCGTTCGTGGTTATGATCGTGGCGAGTATTTCCAGTTCCGTGAGAAATATTCGCCTACTTTATTTGTTCCCTCGGGCAAACCTACAAATTATAGGACTTTGGAAGGCGATTATGTAGAGGCAATCAAACCTGGATCTGTTCGCGAGTGTAGAGAGTTCATCAAAAAATATGATGGCGTAAACAACTTTAAGATCTACGGTAACGAAAGGTTTATCTATCAATACATCTCGGACAAGTATCCAGAAGACGAGATTAAGTTTGATATTAGTAAGATTCGCCTCTATACAATCGATATTGAGACTCGTTCAGAGAACGGATTCCCTGATGTTGAGTCTGCTGACCAGGAAATTCTGCTAATTACTATTCAAGATAGTGCCACCAAGGAGATTATTACTTGGGGTCAGGGTCCGTTTAAGGTCCATAAAGACAATCTGCGGTACATTGAGTTCAATAATGAGCGTGATCTGCTGAACAGTTTCATTCAGTGGTGGATGGATCATACTCCAGATATTATTACTGGATGGAACATTCAACTGTTCGACATGCCGTTCATTGCCAAGCGTTTGGACCGTGTTCTGGGCGAAAAACTTGCTAAGAGACTGTCTCCCTGGGGTTTGGTTACTCAGAAAGAGGTCTTTATCAAGGGTAAGAAGCAGGTTTTCTATGACATTGGCGGCATTACTCAACTAGATTATCTCGATCTGTATAAGAAATTCACTTATACTAACCAGGAATCATATCGTCTTGACCACATTGCCAATGTAGAACTTGGTCAGAAGAAACTCGATCACTCTGAGTTTGATACCTTCCAAGATTTCTATACTAATGGATGGAAAAAGTTTGTAGAGTATAACATCATCGATGTGGAGCTCGTAGACCGTCTTGAAGACAAGATGAAGTTGATCGAGCTCGCCCTGACTATGGCATATGACGCCAAAGTGAACTATAATGATGTCTTCTATCAGGTGCGGATGTGGGATACCATCATCTACAACTACCTGAAGAAGAAAAACATTGTTATTCCTCCTAAGGAGCAGACAGATAAAGATGAAAAATATGCGGGAGCGTATGTTAAGGAGCCAACTCCTGGGGTATATGACTGGGTTGTGTCTTTTGACCTCAACAGTCTTTATCCTCATCTTATTATGCAATACAACATTTCTCCTGAAACGCTCAGAGAGACAAAGCATCCCTCAGCAACAGTTGATAAAATCCTTAATCAGGAATTGACCTTTGAGATGTACAAGGACTCTGCGGTTTGTGCCAATGGCGCAATGTATCGCAAGGATGTTCGTGGATTTCTCCCAGAACTGATGGAGAAAATGTATGGCGACCGTGTTATCTTCAAGAAGAAGATGCTCGCTGCTAAGCAGGAGTACCAGAAGACTCCTACTGTTGCACTCGAAAAGGAGATCGCCAGATGCAATAACATTCAGATGGCAAAGAAGATCTCTCTCAACTCTGCTTATGGTGCCATTGGTAATCAATACTTCAGATATTTTAAGGTAGCGAACGCTGAGGCGATTACCTTGTCTGGTCAGGTCTCGATTCGTTGGATCGAAGGCAAAATGAACCAATATCTAAATAAACTTTTGCAGACGGAAGGCGAGGATTATGTCATCGCTAGCGATACCGACTCAATCTATCTTAATCTTGGACCTCTTGTTACTAAATTTTTTAGTACTAAGTCTAGCGACAAAACAGCAATTGTTTCCATTCTTGATAAGATCTGCCAAGAAAAACTGGAACCTTTTATTGAATGTTCATATCAGGAGTTGGCGGATTATGTTTCGGCGTATGACCAGAAAATGCAGATGAAGCGTGAGAATATCGCTGAGCGTGGCATCTGGACTGCGAAGAAGCGTTATATTCTCAATGTGTGGAACAGTGAAGGAGTTCAATATAGCGAACCCAAACTGAAGATGATGGGCATTGAAGCAGTTAAGTCTTCCACTCCTGCTCCCTGCCGTCAGATGATTAAGGATGGTCTGAAAATTATAATGAGTGGAACTGAAGATGATGTTATTGATTACATTGACAGATGTAGAAATAACTTTAAGAAGTTAAGTCCAGAAGAAATCTCTTTTCCAAGATCAGTTAATGATGTTGTGAAGTGGAAGTCTTCTGCAGATATCTACATTAAAGGAACTCCCATTCATGTTCGCGGAGCTCTACTCTATAATCACTATCTCAAAGAGAAAGGTCTCACTAAAAAATATTCTTTAATTAGTAATGGCGAGAAGATTAAGTTTTGCTATTTAAAGAATCCAAATCCAATCCATGAGGATGTCATCACATTCATTCAGGATTTTCCAAAGGAGTTGGGACTCCTCAAGTATGTAAACTATGACTTACAGTTTGAGAAGGCATTCCTAAAACCCCTAAGGATCATTATCGAGTCTATCGGATGGAGTATTGAGAAGGCGAATACTCTAGAGAATTTCTTCATCTGATGGTATAATAGTTGTATTACTGGCACATTTTATGGATTTCTTAAAGGACATTGTGAAAGAGATTGGTGACGAATACACCAAACTCGCTGCTGATATTGATGAATCGGAGACTTATGTTGACACAGGTTCGTACATTTTTAATGCACTTGTTTCAGGTAGTGTATTTGGTGGTGTATCTGGGAATAAGATTACTGCTATTGCTGGAGAGTCTTCTACTGGAAAGACTTTCTTCTCACTCGCCGTTGTTAAGAATTTTCTTGATACCAATCCCGAT